ATACGGGTATAGTCGGGCGCACTGGGTATAGGTGGGACTGCCACCGGGCGACCCTGTACAGTAATTCTAAATAGAAACACCCATCTCCGGTTCACGCTGCCACCGTTACACTTGGAACCGACTTTTAAATGTGCAACGGCCGATCGTAAAACCTACCATACATCCACTAATGAGGCGGCCTTTAACAATAAAGACCGCCTAGACACCAGTTTCGGTATATAATGAAGATATTGAGCACTAGCCTCAACTATCTTATCGACCCAGTCATCAAAAATTTCTGGATCATGGATACTCAACTCCAATAAAGCTAGGTCAACATTGGATTTTTGAGTTATTTCGGCACCAGGGCCAGCCTGGTACCAAAAGGGTATCTCTAACACAACGTTCAATTCTAAAGGGGCTACAAACCTATTTAACACTGGTTCCCATCTGAAACCTCGTTTAAGAAATGAACACTCCTCTAACGTCTTCCACTCCGGCATAACTGAAATCTTATCGGCTGTCGTGTAAACTAAGCCGTATTGTTTCAACTGGTCGGCTAATGTTCTTTGATTAAACCAGGAACAAACCCGATCCGAAATGTTTAGCACGTTGTCATCCCCATGCACTGCTACAAACACTTCATCATCAAATTCCTGAATACCATGCCGCCCACAAGGATGTAGGTCAGCAAACGCCATTCTCATTGCTATCATAATATACAAACTATTCACAATAAATGTTAATGGATTCCCACTGGGTAGACTATTCCACCACAGGTATACAATATCATAAAATATATGCGCTGATTGGAGGATTTCATAGAACAAAATCTCTCTCACCAAGCGATTACTCTTCCCATCAGCGTACAACTTCGAGATCAAGTCACAAATTGCAACTAAAACTTGGCACATCTCAGAACCATCCAAGCACTTAATATCACCATCAAAAGCTTTCTTCCCCCTACTCTGTAAATCCCGTGCTAACAAATCCCAGGAAGGAGAATAGGAATTCAACCCCCCAGTGATACCAGTTTCCATATGTCTCGTCGACATACGCACACAAAAATCATAGAAAAACATTCTAAAAGCTATCTGCAAGTCTAATGGACATGCTGATATAAGTCTGGTCATCCCTTTATGCACCTTCTCATGTTTGCGTCTTTCATCCTTCAAATGGTCCACATATACATGCGGTAGCCGAATCCCTTCTCGGGCTTTGTCTATCATATTAGTGACCACCTTCTCCAACTCCCGAGCTTGAGGTCTCTCAAAGTCTATTTCATCACCTTTACCAAACCACCATTCTTTTCCAGAATAACCAGGCGGGCTATCCAAACACCATGGGTATCCAGCGGACGTCTGCATATTGATCTTCTCACAATATTCAATCTCACAATCACCTGATACAGCTTTCTTAAAATCAAAAACTTCTAATCGCTTTGTTCCTTCTTTAAATATTGTACTATGCAAACCGGAATAAAGGTGTTGCGCAGCAATGTCCACTACCTCCTGGTCTAGTAATTGGGAGTTCTGACAATACTTCTCAGTCGCATTCTTCCTAGGATCAATATATATACCATCCTCTTCAAAGGGATGTAACTTTGCTGGAGCCGTCAAAGGCTCCATCCAAGTGCCATATAAACGTGATCTTCGTAATTTAGTCTTGGTACTATGATGTACCGCCCTATTAACTTTGCCCACTGGTAAGAAGTTGCCAGTAAACGGGAAGTCGGACATCTGTGCCACACACATATCGTTATAATCAGCTATAATAGAATCATCCCTAACTAAAGTCAGAGCTTCTTCCAAATCCTCAGCCGTCACAGCAGCCGAAATACCCATCCCACGATTATCGCCAGCCACGTGTATGCCTATCAATTTCCGTGGTATACTAGGATTCTGAATCATCAGCACAGAACCACAATCTCCTCGCTTTGTCATAAATTGATAACGAAACCCGCTCGAGATCCGCCACGAATGTGGCATATCTTCATATCTCGATGCTGGTGCAGTGGATACTGGCGTATCCATAACTTTTGCACAACGCCCCATAGAAGCGTTTATGCCACCATCACTACGCGGCGTGACTAACTTTACATCCAAATCCAAAGGTTTATCCATCTGGCTTCTTGTCACAAATTTCTCTGTGATATCGGGGTGCATATGAAACGACTTTGGTAATAAGAATATACATAAATCTCTACTCTTTAACCAGTCATTCTGTTGACAAGCCAGTATATTCGCTACCGGCAGAGCTATACCACTAGGATAAAAATTACTCCTGAGAATCAAATTCTTCTTAATTGTACCTTCCTCACTCTGTTGTTTAACAGAATGGACAAAATGCTTAGGTATAAGGGCAATTCGACCCTTTAATACTAAAACAATACCTCTCGACTCATCGTCGGCAGAAAAGTGTAAGGTATACATATTCTTCTTAGCCATAGCTACAGCAATATCTTCAGCTTGTTGATCGAATCCTCCTTGCGGTCCATACGAGTGTTCACCACCCGCCATCTTTGGACCCTTCATATGTACAGGGGCCGTTGGCCCAAACGCCTTATTCTTCTTATGATCACCTTTCTT